AACGCACCCTTGACAGCGAACGGCACCGTAGTCGTCGGCAGCGAGCCACTGGTCTACGAACGGTTCGGCCCGCACTCCTACTTCCGCGACATGGCGATCTACGCGGATCGTCGCGACAACGATGCAGGGGCACGGTTGTGGCGTCACGGTGTCGAAGTTCAGGATTGGGTGAAGCGCAACGAGAAGCGCGCGAGAGAGTCCGCCGCAACATTGGGCCTTGAGACGCGCTTGAACGTCACGCGAGCCGATGCGGCCGGAGGCTATGCGAGCCCGCCAATCTGGCTAATGGACGACATTGCGCTCATGCCACGCCCGCACCGCGTGCTCGCAAAGCTCATGCCGCAGTTCCCACTGCCGCAGGGCGTCGGTGAAGTGAGCTTGCCGCGGATCACGACGGGAGTGCTTACCGGCGTGCAGAACGACTCAACGGCCGTTTCGAGCCGCGACATCATCGACACGTTCACAACGTCGGCGGTCACGACGATCGCGGGCGAATCGGAGATGAGTCTCCAGTTGCTTGAGCAGTCCCCCGCGGGTGGCTACCTCGATCACGTCATCTTCCAGGATCTCGCCGCGTCTTATGACTTCCAGCTTGAGCGCCAGCTACTGAACGGCACCGGAGCAGGCGGGCAACTCCTGGGTCTGCTGAACGTCACGGCCGGCACGAATCTCGCGAGCGAGGTCACGTACACGGACGCGAGCCCGACCGTGCTGGAGCTTATGCCGTTCGCCGGTCAGGCCGCGGCGCAGCTCGGCAACGCTCGCCTGCTGCCTCCTGAGGCGTGGATGATGCGCACCTCGCGCTGGGCATGGATCAACTTTGCGGCGTGGCCGAGCCCGCAGACGAAGACGCTCATGGACTACCCGGTGTTGGAGAACAACTCAATCCCCGCGACGTTGGGCGCCGCGAGCAATCAGGACGCCATCATCGTATGCAGGCCGTCCGACATGCTGCTACTGGAGACGGCTCCGAAGACGCTCGTGGATTTCGAGTCGGCATCCGGGGCGATGGGCGTGAGGCTCAGCCTGCGGGCCTACGTCGCCGCGTTTGTCGGGCGCCAGCCGACCGCCATTGCGCGAATCATCGGCACAGGCCTTATCGTTCAGTCTGGCTTCTAAGCCCTGCGAATCTGCCGTAGTTGTCCACGACGAGTACTCGTCGTTCCGATGGTCCCGGCGGCATCGGAGCCCCGAAGGTGGCCACCCAAGGGGAATGGAGCAGAACCGTTGGACCATCGTTTTCACCGTAGTACCACCCCCACGTTGGGGCTCCACCGCAGCGCGCCCACGGCCGAAACGCCTACGGTCCCCTGAACGGTCGGGCATCGCCTGGGAGACATCGCACCCTCCCGAAAGGAGCAGGCCATGCCTGCCGACACCGTTGAGCAGCTGACCCTGCTCGACAAGTTGCGCCGCAAACGCGACGACAATCTCAACGCGCTGGGGGCGTTGATCGACAAGCGGACCGAGGAACGGTCCACATTCGAGCAGCGCAAGGATGACGACAAGCCGACTGACGAGCAGCGCTCGACGTTCGCCGCCGCCGAAGAGGCGTTCGGGGAAGAGTTCGCTCGCCAGGACGCCGAGATCAAGACGCTCGACAAGCGCATTGCCGAGCAGGAGATCCTTGAGCAGCGCCGGCAGACCGCTGCGCGGGCATCGGGCACGAGCGTCGGCATCACGAGCGAGCCGCTTACGTATCGTAAGGACAACTCGCATCAGGTCAGCTACTTCCGTGACCTCGCGACGGCCACGGTGCGCGGCATCGAGATCGCAGACCCCGCGCAGGCCGATGAGCGCCTGCGCCGGCATGCCTCCGAGATGGCCGTTGAGATGCCCAAGCGCGAGGCGACTCGCGAGCGTCGGGCAACCGAAGCAGTGGATCGGGCCGAACGGGACTTCACGCGCACCATGCCGGTGGAGACGCGTGGACTTGACTCCAGCGTGTTTGAGCGTCGCGTCAACCCGAACACCACCGATGGCCAGGGCGGCTACAGCGTGCCGCCGCTGTGGGTCATCGATGAGTACATCATGCTCCAGCGGGCGGGTCGCGTCGCGTCGAATCTCGTTCGTTCGATGCCTCTTCCAGAGGGCACGAATCAGATCAACATTCCGAAGCTGAACACCGGGACGGCGGTTGGACCGCAGGCAGAGAACTCGGCGGTACTCTCTCAGGACCTTACGGACACAAGCATCTCCTGTGCGGTTCGTACGATCGCCGGCCAGGAGGACGTTTCCATTCAGCTACTGGAGCAGTCCCCCGGTGGCATTATGGATCGCGTCATCATGGAAGACCTTTTGGCGGACTATAACCGCCTTGTGGACCGTGACTGCGTATACGGCGGCGGCGACGCTGCCAACAAGATCAAGGGCATTTGGCCCGCCGCAAACTGGAGCGGCGCCACGATCACGTCCGCTACGGCCGGTAACACGGGTCCGGGGTTCTTTCAGACGCAGGGCGCGATGCTCAGTTCGATCGCTACCAACAGGTTCAGCACGGAGAACGTGCACTTTCTCATGCCACCGCGACGGTGGTTCTGGTGGGCGACGCAGCTCGACGGTACGTCGGGTGCGATTGGCAAGCCGCTGATCGGGTCAGCCGGTTACGGTCCGTTCGACGCCGAAGCGATGCATCACGGCACGCCACCTGAGGGAATGGTTGGCAGCTCGAAGATGGGGCCGTTCAACTACTACATTTCAGCGAACTGTCCGACAACGGCGGCGGCGGCATCCACCACGGTGACGGCAAATGTCGTGGACGGCGCGTTTGATCAGATCCTTGCGTGCAAGTGGGATGACATCTGGTTGTTCGAGGGTGCGCTTCGCACGCGAGTGCTGCCCGAGGTTCTGAGCGGCACGTTGCAGATTCGCTTTCAGATCTACGCGTATGTGTCACAAATCGTGCGTTACGGCTCCAGCATCGTCGTCGCACAGGGCGCTGGCTTGCCGCAGCCTAAGGGTCTTATCGACACCGCAATGGCGTTCTAGAAAGGAGCTGGTTACTATGGCAGGCGATCTTGTCAGTGGCGGCTACCCCGTCAACTACAGTTTTGCGTCGCTTACGGGACTAGCCCGGAACGCTTCGCAAGGCAATGTCACTGTTCGGTCAAACGCCGAATGGTTCGGACTCGGCAACCCCACGGATGGCGCCCTTGCGGCAACCGGCGTGGGGTGTGCGGTGGCTATCCCCGTGCAGTGGGGCGACGTGATTACGAAGATCACGATCCTCGCGGGAGCGACGGCAGAGGCGACCGGCACGCATATGTTTGCCGCGTTGTACTCCGGTCTCGCCACCCCGGCGCTGATGGCTCAGAGTGCGGACGATACGGGAGCTGCGTCGGTTGCGGCATCCGCAGCGTTTGTTTACACGCTGGCATCTGCGCAGACGATTACGGCGACGAACTGCCCGTACGGGTTTGTCTACGCGAGCATTGCGGTGACGGCAACGACAGTGCCAACGGCGATGGTCGTCTCGACACCCACGGCGATCGGCTACAAGTGGTTCACGAACGGACCGCTGTTCCTGTCGGCCACGCACGGGTCCGCACTGGGCGCGACGGCGGCGGCAACGATCGCATCGCCGTCAGCGAAAGCTGTGGCGCCGATCGTGTTCCTGTCGTAACGATGCAGAATAAAGTCGAGATGCTCCGGGGCGTGCGCGATCAGGCGCGCGCCCTGGGGGACCGTTCGCTTGAGGCCGCGACGACAGCGGACCTTGAGCGCATGGGAGTCAGGGACGAACCGGAACTCGTCACGGGCTTGGAGACGGTCGTGCCGGAACTGCTGGAGTATGCCGTTCCACGCAAGGCCGGTAGGCCTAAGCTTCCGCGCTGCGAGCACGACAGGATCATCGGACGTTGCGACGAATGTGAGTAGGGAGGTTGCATGTCGTCCTGTGACCCCGGCGTCGGAAACTACAACGTCACGCAACTGTCAAAAGACAACGGGCGTGCCATGATCACGATTCGCTCGACGTGGGATGGCGTGAGCGTGTGGCCGAACTGTGACGGACCTATCGTGGACGTGACATTCAGGAATACCAGTCCGCACGCTTGGCTCCTGTCCTTTCCCGTTGGTCGTGCTGCGAAGACGCGATCCCTGATGTCGGGTGCTAATCGGGTGTTCACTGGTGCGCAGCTCGCACCGATCGGTCTCGTCGCAGCGACGGACATTGCCGACTTGCATATGGTTGACGTAACGGTGCCCTCCTAGCATGGCGAACTCACCTCCCACGTTCGTGCAGGAAGCGGAGTCGTCATACAACGCCACGGCAGTCGCCGCCACAACGGCAGCATTCGCCGCCAGTACAGATAACCTACTCCTCGCTCTATCACTCTTGCAGGTCGATCAGGTCACAGCCGTTCTCACTAACAGTGGGGCTGGCTTGACGTGGACGCGCGAACAGACGATCGCCGGCAACAACAACAACTCCGGTGCCGCTGATATCTGGAGTACCGTCCTACTGAGCGACGTGGCAGCGCAAACCGTGACCGTGACCGTTGGCGGTGGCGGGTTCTGGCAGCATGGAGTGTCAGTGACAACATGGGCGGACACGCTAGGGGCCGGCGCATCGTCAAGGTCGGAGACTGCTGCCATCCCCTCCGTGTCGCTGACGACAACGGAGGACAACTCCGCGATACTGGTAGGGATCTCAGACTTTTTCAGCGTTGACGGGTCGTCGCGCGCTTGGAAATCAGTCAACGGATCGGCGCCCGTTGAACTCACCTACTTTCGCCAGGCATCCGCGTACACCGGGTACATGGCGTACTACGCAGACGTGGGAACGGCGGGGGCCAAGAGCGTAGGTCTAAGCGCCCCCGGATCACAGAAGGCAGGTATCGTCGCTATCGAGATACTCGGCATGCCCATCGTCGTCGTGCCTGAGCAGACGGACCTCATCACACTCACGGCGGCGACATGAGTGCACCAGCGTTCATCCTTGAAGCGGAGACGGCAACCTACGACGCCGTAACGCCGAAGACAACGGCAGCGTTCAACATCTTGTCGCTCGACGTGATCGTCGTGTACGCGCTGGATGAAAGCAATAGCGCCCTGACGATCTCCAATAGTGGCACGGCGCTCGCGTGGACACAGCAGCAGGTCGTTGCGGTCGCGGGTTTCTGCTGG